TCAATTTTTAAGAGGTTTAGATACAAGTGGCACAATAGACCCGGATGGTGCTGGAAGGAGTTTAGGTGATAGTCAGGCTCATGCCCTAGAAGACCATACACACACATACAACGATCAAGATTTTGGTGGTTCTCAACCAGCAGCAGGGTCGGGGCAAAAAGTTGCGACACAAACATCGGGGGTTAATGGGGCAAATGTCTCTACAGAAACAAGACCTATTAATATAGCAGTAAACATATTTATAAAGATTGAAGATATACAAGTATAAGGATATAAAATATGAGTGTACAAGGTAAAGGTAATTTATCCTACAAAAAACAAAATGTGCAAAAACAAAACGCACCGCATACAGGTGTAAAAAACATTACGTTTGCGCATTTATTCTCTAATGCTGGTGAGACAACAATACCTTTTGATGCACTTGTAACGCCTCCTGAATGGTCAACATCAGGACTTGTAAATCCTACTTCTCAATCGTTACTTTCTGCTCAATTGCAAGTATTTAAAAATAATGTAACTGTAACATCTTCAGCAAGAGGTTTGATTCAAAAATCAGAATACATAGTACACGGCAATAGAATTGAATTTAAAAATATTACCTCACTTGTAAACGAATATTTTGAAGTTGAAGTAGCTGATATACTTATTACTGGAAATCTTATTGTTGATATGCAGACAATCAGAGTTGAAGGCGAACTTCAAGATACTGAAACTGATTTTAACATGGGATATGAGTTTGATGTATTAAACGAAGAAATTATTGTATTCCGTGACGGTATTCAGATGTTTAGGTCTGATAATAATGATTCGTCAGGAACTACTGGTAACTACTATTATGTAGATACTGATGGCGATGGCAGGTCAAGTTTGCTTAGATTTTTTGAGCCTTCTGTCGGTGTTGAGCCTGTTTTAATTGCTAGTACAGGCGGTGTTGTAGATAATGCTAATGTTAGTACGTTTCAACAAATTGAGCATTTAGCTGGACAGCTTGATGCAATTGTTCCAACAGTAGCAGCACTTGCTGGTGTGCCAGAAAGTAATTTTAGAGCAAACCCTAATAATGTTGATTTAAAAACTTTTGGCGATAAAGTAATACAACTACAAAAAATATTAGATTTAGAAGTTGAATTACCTAAAAAATATTCAGAATTGCACTATGACCAAATAGGGAGTACTCTTTTGAGTGTAAACTCAATTAAGTTCAATACTTCACTTTTTGTGGCAGGGGGAAATGCAAACCTAATTACAATGGATAATACTGGTGGTTTTACTAAATTTATTTCTTCTAAAAAAAGTAAAGTAACAGTAACGTGTCGTGCAGTTATTGATGATGGTACAAATACTGCCTCTATGTTTATCGGCTATCAAGATGAAACTAGAACAATAACAAGTAGTAAAATTCCAGTTTCAGGGAGTGTCAACACACTATCCTTTACCTTTATTCAGGATGCTGGTAAATATTTTAGGCTTTATTTACCACTAGGTGTGGTGAATACATCATCTAGTGTGATTGTTAATATAGTAGCTGAAAGTTTAGAAGAAAAAGATGTTATTTTAAATTTAATATAAGGATAAAACAATATGAGTGACCAAAAAGTAGGGCTTTCAAAAAGAGTTTTTAAAGATGGCGTTAGTATTCTTGAAGCATCTCAATTTGGCCATACAACAGGTACTTTTGAAGCAACAGCAGCAACCGTTGTTTTTAATTTGATATCAGCTAATGGAACAAGAGTGGTTGATGGTGATGGAACAAAAACAAAATCGTGGGTTCAAATTCGTGAACTACCAAACCATGAAGAGACAACAGATTTTACATAGGAATTAAAATATGCCAAAAACAACTTTACTTAGAAAACAAGTAACACCTACAGGAACGATACAGCCTCATGCTGGTGAAACTGCTCCTGACGGTTTTTTAGTGTGTGATGGTACTATTGTGGACATTGCAGATTACCCAAAACTTTTTGCCGTAATCGGTACATCGTGGGGGTATGGTAATAATGATGGTTTAACATTCCACTTACCTGATTTGAGAGGTAGGTTTTTAAGGGGTGTAGATAATGCAGCAGGGCGTGACCCTGATTCTGGAGCTAGAACTCCTTCAAATACGGGCGGTAATTCTGGTGATGCTGTTGGAAGTGTGCAAAATGATGTGTTTGAAACACACCAACACACTCAAACAAGATGGATTACGGCTGGTGGTGGAACTATTGCAAATGAAAGAACTTTAGGTCCTGCTTTTGGAGAAGCTGCAACGACCCAAAGAACTTTGGTTGAAGGTGGAAATGAAACCAGACCGGTAAACGCAAACGTAACATATGTAATAAAAGTAGTGTAAGGAATAATAATGGGAAGTTTATCAAGAGGAACAAAAGCAGATCAATTTAGCTATGTACCAGCAGGAACAGTCTTGCCATTTGCTGGCGATACAGCTCCTTCTGGCTGGGCAATATGCAACGGTGATCCTGTCAGTAGAACTGATTATGCAGAATTATTTACTGCAATTGGCGAATTATGGGGAGTTGGTGACGGTTCTACCACGTTCAATCTTCCAGATATGAGAGGGCAGTTCTTAAGAGGATTAGATGTCAGTGGCACTGTTGATCCCGATGGTGCTGGCAGAGTTGTTGGTGACAGTCAGGCTGATGAAATGCAAGGCCACAGACACGAAGACGGTGATGGTTGGGAAGCAGTAAATATGTACGCAGGAACGGGCGGTAATATGCTTTATAAACAAAATGGTATCGGTAGCACAGCCAACCTAATTGCAGACCCAATTAGTGATGGTGTAAACGGAACCCCTAGAACCGGTCTTGAAACCAGACCTAAAAACGTAGCGGTAAATTATATAATTAAATTATAAGAGGATATTATGTACGAGGTTAAAATTAAAAATACAGTACAAAAACTTGAGTATGACGAAACTACAGAGGCTATGGTTGAAAGAGATAGCCTAGTCATAGGTCAAGAAGAGCAAATTCTTATAGACGAAAAATTTAATGAAATCAAAGCAAAAGTTGATAAATATAAAGATGCTCAAGAATACCAAAAAAATAACGGTGGTCCCGGCCCTGTTGCTGATTTTGAAACAATGAAAATAGTAAATGAATACAATGGAAAATTTGAAATTGTATTTGAAAAGGAATAATATATGGCAACAAATCCTTTAACGCCTAGAGTAAATAATATTGAGACAGGTGGAACTTGGAAGATTGGCGATGTAAAACAATCGTTTCTTACAGAAGTAGAGTTTCAAGCTGAACATGACGACACATGGGTTTTGTGTGATGGTAGAGATGTTATTGGTAGTGATTACGCTATCTTAAAAGAAGGTGATGCAGTTACTTCTCACAATATACCTGACGCTAGAGGTCAATTTTTAAGAGGTTTAGATACAAGTGGCACAATAGACCCCGATGGTGCTGGCAGAGTTATTGGCGATAGTCAGGTTGATGATTTTAAAGAGCACGACCATACCATGAGATATGTTGCTACCTATGATCTTAGGGCCACTGGAGGTACTGATATGTATGGAACAAATATTTCTAGTTTTAATAAAGACAACCCGGAAACTGACCTACGTGGTGGTGCAGAAACAAGACCAAAAAACGTAGCATGTAATATGTTTATAAAAATAAACAGAGAGCCTAGTAGTTAAAAATGATTAATAAAAATTATAAAAGCGAATATGGATTAATCAATGCTAAAATTGCAGATATTAATGCAGAAAATGCTCCGCTATGGTCTGTTGAGTATTTGCTTTTAGAAAATAATCCTGTGCTTTTTCATTCTCTTGAAAATTACATAAGATTATGTAAAACTGACACAAAAGGCCTTTACAATCAATTTCCTATAAGATATCACAATAAAGATGACTACACAAGCCCTGATCAGCTAATTGCATTTGTAGCATTTTTCAAAATGTCTAATTTAAACAGTGAAATCAAAGATATTTGGAAATATTTAATTAAACACATTGGAACTTATGATAATTTAACTGCCAAAACTAACTGGTCAAGAATTATGCAACCGGCAGCTTTGGCTTTTGTTGGGGCGTGTGCCGGAAATAAGTGGGCTAAAATAGCCCTTTTTATATCTTGCGTATATTCTTGTGCTACCAAAAAAAATGAAACATCAGGAAAACTCAAGGCTTGGGTTATGTTTAAAACCCTTAACATGAAAATTACAGAATTTTTGTGTACTTATTTTATAAAAAAGACACCATTTAAAGATTGGAAGGGAATATTTTTTGAATATTTTCAAGAAAAAGAGCATCCAATAAGAAAAATATTGGATAAAAAATAATGAGTAAAGAAAAAAAATATATAATAAAAACTCCAGAACAAATAAAAAATGAACTGGATGAATATGTTATAGGCCAAGAAAGTGCTAAAAAAAACCTAGCGGTTGCCGCCTATAATCACTTAAAAAGAATAAATGGTTGTGATATAAGGAAAAATAATCTTTTAATTATAGGTCCGACAGGATGTGGAAAGACATATTTGGTGTCAAATCTTTCCAAGATTCTAAATGTAGATTTTTTAACTGTTGACGCTACACAATTCACGGCTTCTGGTTATGAAGGAAGAGATGTTCAGGAAATTGTAATTGAATTAATGAGCATATGTGAAGATAGTGAAAAAAGAGCATCAAAATCTATTGTTTATATAGATGAGGTGGATAAGATAAAAAAGAAGCAATCTGGTGGAAATGCAGATGTAAATGGTGAGGGTGTGCAGCAATCTCTTTTAAAATTAATAGAGGGTAGTGAAATTCCTTACACATCTCCAAATTCAAGAAATGGAATGCGTGACAAAAAGCTAGATACTAAGAATATTATGTTTATATGCTCAGGAGCTTTTGTCGATTTAAAAGAGGCAACTACGGAAGGTCTGGTAAAATTTGGTATGATACCAGAGTTTTTAGGAAGATTTTCTTCCGTTGCTGAGATACATCAGCTAGAATTTGATGATTACAAAAAAATATTAACTGATTCAAAAGATTCTGTTTTAAATTCATTTAAAGAATGGTTTAAAAGCGAGAATGTTAGTTTGGTTATAAAAGAAAATGCTTTAGATTTAATTGCTAAAAGAGCTGTGGATAGAGGTTTGGGTGCTAGAGGATTGCAAAATATATTGGATGAAATTTTTTTAGACGCTCAATTTCAACTACCTAGCATGAAAATAAAACCTATTTGTTTTGTTTTAGATGCTGAAGTTATAGAAAAAAACAAACCAAAATGGGTTTATAAAAATGTTTTAAGTAAAAAACAATAGGCTTGTATGGTGGAATTGGTAGACACAGAGGGCTTCAACCCCTTGGGCTAAGGCCGTGCGGGTTCGAGTCCTGCTGCAAGCATCATTTATTTTCAAAAATCTGATCCCAAGTCTGGTACTTGTAAGACGGATTTTTTTTCCATTCTTCTTCTCTAAATAGCACAACTGTTTTATTGCTAAGTTCAATGCAGTTTCCATCTATAAGCCTGTACATAGTTATACATGGTATCTTTGCCGATACATTTTGCAGCAAATTTTTTGAAGCCTGTCGATCATCAGAAAAAACTACAAATTTTTGTTTTTCTTTTAGAATTCCTTTTTCTAATATTTCGTTAATTAAACCATCCATTTTACACACCTTAAAATCATCCAATTACATTTTTAACTACTTTAGCTAAAATAGCCCCGTCAACATTTTTTAATTCTTTTTTTATAGCACCAATTGTTTTGCCCATTTCTTTGCTAGGATTTTGTTTTAGATATTCTTCCACATATTTTTTAGTCTCTTCTTCAGACATCTGTTTCGGCAAAAGCTCTTTAATTAAACCATATTCTTTTTCTAAATCTTCGTATCTGTCGGTATTCTCAAACATTTTTAAAGTTTTAAATAATTTTTTTGCGTATTTTTCAACAACCTCTAGTTCACCAATTGGTTTTTTAGATTTTTCATTGTTTAAAAGTTCTGATTTTAATAAAACAAAAACATTAGAAGTAAATTTGTCTCCACTTTTTTTGGCATCAATTATTTTTTTATTTACTAAATCTAACATATACAAACCTTTTTACATAATTAATGGGCAAACTTGTTCGTAATATTCTTCGGTAGTTAGATCAAATTTAATATCTTTTTCTAACGTACCCATAGTTTCCCATCTAATTTTTTTTTCAATTTTTCCATTTGGATATTTATAGTAATCAAAAGCAATTTCAAATTTTTCTCTATTATGAATAGGAATATATTTTTGTAAAATTTCAGAGAAATTGTAGCCCAGAATCTCTTTTAAAGGAATCTCTACAAACAAAGTTTTTACTTTAGTTACGTCAACTTTGTCACCTTCACATGTTGTTAAAAAAGCTTTCATTTAATTCTCCATAACGCTGTTAAACGCCTTCCTTAATTCTTCTTGTTTTTTACCTAAAGGTATGCAATAAGTAACCCAATATTCTTCAGGGCAATCATGTCTAAATCTAGCATAGGCATATCCATTAGCATACCAAAACTCGTTATATATCACAGGTTTTTTGCAGTTAATGCAAGCCCCTTCATCTTCAATTCCGAACTTTTTCTTAAAATCGTGTAAATTTTCCCCGGTAAGTTTAATCATCACTTTGAACCTTCATTTTTTTCCATATATTCTAGTATCTTTCTTATTTGATCTATTGTACCTTGGTTTTTTATTCTATTTGCAAGATGTGATATTATTAACACATTGCCTTTTGTGTAACCTTTATATGGATTTATCCTATCTAATGTTGGAGAATTGTTCAAGTCTTCCCCACCTATTTCAAGTTCTATGCCCAATATTGGACAAATACCAGTATAAATAATATCTTTTTCTTCCAAATTAAATTCAATTCCTTTTTTTAAACTTTTATTTTTAGCCCAAATCCATAACATTTTTGTAGGGTTATTTTTTCTATATTTTGATTGTCTTTTATTTGCTTTTTTTCTGTATTCATCCGTGTTCCTTTTTTCTTTTTGTTTTTTTAACAGTCTATCTTTGTTTTTTTCGTAAAAAGCTTTTCTTTTAATTTTATTACAAGCATAACATATTCCGTACAAACCACTTTTGCACCTTTTATGTTTACTAAAATTATCTCTGGTCTTATAGGTTTTGCAACTATTGCAAACTCTACCCTCTACTCCATTTGGGTTTTCTTGCATCTATTCTCCATCTTGTCTGATAATACATCTGGTAAGCAACATGTACATCTTTAATATGTTTATAATTAACACCTAAACTATCGTGTGCTGCACAATTAGGAAACTCTGTCCTAGCTCCAGCAGGAATGTTTTTAGCAAAAGCCATTGCAAGTTTAATATTGTTTCGAGCGTTAACATGACCTTTGCCCCCACGCCTATAATGTTCATTAAGAAATTCTAATGTACTTCTGCACATGTGTAAGAAATTTGACCTATTTTTTCTTACCCATACAGTACATGGATGATTAAAATGTCCCTTAATTCCAAAAGGATTGCCGTTTATACGCTTAGGAAGCTGCTCAGGCGTTGCACCGTGAAAACCCATAGCAACAGCAATCATTTGCTGAAATTCACTAATAAACTTATTTAAACGCACATTGTCCATAAATTTAGCGTTGCCTTTGGGTGTTGGTGTTGGCACTGGATAATTCATTGTATTTTCCTTTCTTTTTCTTCTTCTTTGAAAATATTTTTTACAACAATTTCAACCTTATCATCTCTTTCTGAAATTGCTAAAAGTATTATATCATAAAGACCGCCTAATTCCAAGAAAACAATCTCTTGTTCTGGGTCAAAATCTTGCAAATGCTCAATAAAAGCTTTTACCTTCATATTTTCCTACTTTTTAATATTTTATTAAAGCTTTTTTTTGCTTCACATTTTGGCTTGCACCATCTTAACCACTCTCTAAGGTCATATAAAGAATCTGTACATCTACCATATTTATAACCGGTTTCTGCATGGTCGGCGTGACAAAAAGACAGGTCTGACATAGTTTCGGTGTATTTTATTTTCCAATTTACAACCTCATTTTTAAGCTTAGACTTCTGATATAACAACACACCTACAGACACAGAAAGCCCTAAAATAAGGGCCAAAAGAAAATAAAATGCTTTGTCTAGCATGTCCATTTTATCCCACATTATTTTTGACCTCGCTCTAGGTCTTTACATACTTGATAAGTGTTTTTTATATCAGTGCCAAATCCATCCATAAACCTTTCAGTGCATTCAACTACTCTTTGTTTATAGGGTTTTTTGTAGTTTCTTATGGCTACAGGATCAAGAGCGCATCCAGATAAAAGAAGTAAAATAATAAGCTTTTTCATTGCGGTAAATTCTCCTTAATTTTCCAAATAAAAACATCAAATTCATTTTTTTTATACCTTGACCACTCATAGTTGATTGTATCTATTGACAACAACAAAACACCATTAACAGGTGCCCCTTTTTCTTTCAAGATAAAAAGAACAAGTTGCTCACCGTTAATTCCGTTATATTTATTAGCCAAATATTCCAGTTCATGAATAGAACAATAGCCTGATTTTAATCTTTTTTTATTTGTTATTTTTTTTTTATTTGTTATTTTTTTTCTAAATTTTCTTTTAAAAAAAATACACATATTTTTTAATGTTTTATTTTTTATCATATTTAAACTCTGTATGATAAACTGTTTTTTTAGAAATATAAAAAAATACAATCATTTGAAAAACAAAAGGTGCTGGAGCAGGAGCGTTTATTTTATCAAATAAATAATGCGCCCAAGTTGAGCTGTACATTGCCCCTGATATAAGCGTGATTCCTACTAAAAATTTATGAAATCCTTCTTTAAATTCCTTCATTCTAAATATCCCATGTTAACACCATGAACATCTAGAATATCTGCAACATTACCTCTAATAATCTCGCAAACCCTATGTAATAATTTGGATTCAAAATCATTTAACCTGTGTGGCCCATCTTTAACATTTATAATATCACCTATATCAATACCTTTTGAATATTTGGTATATTCTCTTAACATATTATCAATATCATGAAGGGCTAAAAAAGCATCGGTCGCTGCAATTGCTCTTAAGTGTGCTTTTTTATCACTAAAATCATCTAGATCAAATTCAAGTATTGCTTTTCCCATTTTAACGCCCTTTATACTCTTGTTTCCTTTATTAAATATCTTATTGCTTGATTTGTGATATCATTAGTTTGAGCCAAATTAAATCTAAGATATTTATCTTTTCCTTTGCTGTCCATTTCAACATAAGTAAAACCTAGTTTATTCAATAATTTACATGCAATAGGGTCAGCCCAAGCAGGGTAAAACATTCCGTTTTCAGGCACTTCTTGATTATCAAACAATCCCTTAATTCTATCCCACATTTCTCGGTTGTTATTTACTCGATATTTTGCAGACCTCATGAAGTTATTTAAATCCATATTGTCAAAAATGTCAAGCAAAAGTTCTTGGGAAGGAACAGA